CAATATTATAACCGTTCGATTCGCAAAATTGTTGTTGCGTTTGGTACTCTATTCAATGATATCCAACTGCAAAGATATATGCGTGACGGTAAAACAAAAAAAGAAATATTTAAAGTACCTCTTTCATTTGGTTCAAAAGAGAGATACCTAACTGCTATCACATCCGATCCTACACTAACAAAAACCATCGCGGTAAATGTACCACGCATTTCATTTGAATTGACTGGTATGAGTTATGACAATTCACGCAAACAACAATCTCTGATTAAAAACTTTGCGATGAATAGCACAGGTGGAGTTAGCGCACAATATGTTCCTGTTCCATATAATTTTAATTTTTCAATGTCAATCTATGTTCGTAACACAGATGACGGCACACAAATTGTAGAACAGATTTTACCATTCTTCAAACCAGATTTCACAGTTACTGTTGATATGATTCCTGGTATGGATCAAAAGTATGATATGCCAATCATACTAAATTCAGTTAATACCACCACAGATTATGAAGGCGGCATGGCTGATGGTACAACCAGATTGATTATTTGGGATTTAGAATTTACCGTAAAAAGTTATCTATGGCCAGCAGTAGAAGAACCTGGTGGTGTTATTGGTTCATATAGCACCACATCAGGAAGATATGGTCAAGCAAACACCAACATTTATATTAACACTCAAAATCGTGATGCACAAAAATTATATGTAGATTATCAAAACGGTAATAATTACTACACCATAGGTGAAACTGTAAGAGCCAATGGCAGTTCATATTATACTGGTAAAGTTATATATTTTTCCAATAATACCAATGGAATATTAATTGTTGGTGAATTGAATGGACTATTTTCTCCAAACAATGTTATTACTGGAGATTATTCTGGCGCGACTTACACAGTAACTAGAACCGATGTTACACCACTTAAAGCGGTACATATAGTTACTACAGCAGTACCACAAGATTCTGCACCAGATGACCACTTTGGATTTAACGATGAATTTACGGAATGGCCTAATACATTACTATGAGTAAACTGAACGAAAAACTTTCTGAAGCACTTGATATTGATCCAATCGAAATTACAACCACAGAAATGGTTGTGGTTGAAAATGCTGTAGATGATGATGCAGAATTTGCAAGGCAGAATCTACGCAAACTAATCGAAAAAGGAAATATTGCTGCTGACAATATTCTCCATGTAGCTAAAGAGTCCGAACATCCAAGAGCATATGAGGTTGCGGCTAACATGATGAAACATTTAGCTGACATGAACAAAGATTTACTAGAGATACAAAAAAGAAAACAGGACCTACAACCAAAACAATCTGACAACAGAGGATCAATCAATGTTGATAAGGCTGTTTTTGTAGGTTCAACAGCAGATTTCATTAAACAACTTAGACAAGCTAAATAGGAATACTATGGAAAAATTAATCTCACAACTTAGAACTATTCTTGGTACAAACTTTGCTTTGTATTTTAAAGCGCATTCATACCATTGGAATGTGGAAGGTCCAGACTTTCCAGAATATCACGGCTTTCTAGGTGACTTCTATGATTCTGTTTTTGACCAAACAGATGATATTGCAGAACATCTTCGCCGTCTAGATTCATATGCTCCAGTTTCATTGTCTCGTATGATGGAACTTTCAGACATAGAAGAAGATGTAAATATTCCTGCACCTGCTGCTATGTTTGGCAATCTTCGTCGTGACAATGACCGTTATATCATCCACCTTCGTGCTGGTATTGCAGCCGCTGATGCTGCTGGTGAACCTGCCGTTTCTAACTTTCTACAAGACATTTTAGGTAAACACCAGAAACACGCTTGGATGCTTCGTAGTATTACAAAATAATGGCTGATGTTGATAATGGGTATCTTGGGAACGCTAAGTTAAAAAGACCTGGCGTTCAAATATCATTCACAGAAGAACAAACAAAAGAATTTATCAAGTGTTCTGATGATCCAGTATATTTCATTAAGACCTATGTCAAGATTGTAAACGTAGACAGAGGTCTTATTGACTTTGAAATGTGGCCTTTCCAAGAAGAAATGGTCAGAACATATTATGAAAACAGATTCTGTATCGCAAAAATGCCTCGACAGGTTGGTAAAACTACCACTACTGTTGGCTTTATGCTTTGGTCTATTTTGTTCCAAGACGATTACAGTATTGCGATTCTTGCTAACAAAGGTTCTCTTGCGCGTGAGATTCTTGGTAGAATCCAATATGCATATGAATATTTACCAATATGGATGCAGCAAGGTATTATTACATGGAACAAAGGTAACATTGAACTAGAAAACAAATCTAAGATTGCTGCGTTTGCAACCTCAGCATCTGGTGTTCGTGGTGGTACCTACAACTTAATTTTCCTTGATGAATTTGCTTTCGTGCCAAAAAATATGGCAGACGAATTCTTTACATCAACATACCCTGTTATTTCATCTGGTAAAACTTCTAAGGTTATCATCGTATCAACACCATATGGTTTGAACCACTTCTATAAGATGTGGGTCGATGCGACAGAAGGAAGATCCACATATAAACCACTTGAAGTCCATTGGTCGATGGTACCAGGCAGAGATCAAAAGTGGAAAGAAGAAACGATTCGTAACACTTCAGAAGAACAATTCCGTCAGGAATTTGAGACTGAATTTATTGGCTCATCGGCAACACTTATTTCTGGAGCCAAATTGAGATCCTTGGCATTCTTTGATCCTGTCAAACAAGAAGAATGCCTTGACATATATGAGTTACCGCAAGAGAAAAGAATGTATATTGCAACCGTTGACTGTTCAGAGGGTGTTGAACAAGATTATTCTACAGTCAACATCATAGATGTAACAGAAACTCCATATAAACAAGTTGCAAAATACAGAAACAATAAACTACCGCTACTATTTTTTCCGACAATCATATACTCTCTATGTCGGAGATACAATGAAGCCTTTGCATTGATTGAAACTAACAACGTAGGTCAGCAAGTAGTGGACATTCTACACTATGATTTAGAGTATGAAAATGTTTATAAAATAGACCACCACCATATCAAGGGTCAAACTATTTCTGGTGGTTTCAAAGCTAGATCAAATTTTGGTATTAAAACAACCAAGACTGTTAAGAAAATTGGTTGTGCAAACTTAAAAACTCTTATTGAATCTGATAAATTAATCGTCAAAGATTTTGATACGATTGCTGAAATGAATACTTTCGTTCGGGATAAAGACAGCTATGCTGCCGAAGAAGGCAACAATGATGACCTAGTGATGGGTCTGGTGCTGTTTGCTTGGTTGACCGCACAGTCTTATTTCAGAGATTCTACAAACATCGACATTCGTAGGGTTCTTTTAGAAGAACAAAATATGCTGATGGAGGAAGAACTATTGACTCCAGTTGGAATCATAGACAATGGTTTGCAAGAGGAAGTTACAGTCGATTCAGGTGATTATTGGTCTACAAAAGGATATACATCCTCAGTTTTGTAAAAAACTAAATAGAACATAAAAGAATTGACCCGATAACAAAAGGAGAAATCCATGGCATTTCAATTATCCGCTGGGGTAAACGTATCAGAGATTGATCTGACTACAGTTGTCCCATCTGTTGCCACATCAATTGGCGCTTTTGCTGGCCCATTCCAATGGGGTCCAGCAAATACTGTTGTCACTATCCCTGATGAGAATCGTTTGGTTGCTATTTTTGGTAAGCCAAATGCTAACTCTGTGGCTGCTGGTGGCAATCAATATGAATACTGGTTTTCAGCAGCTAACTTCTTGGCATACTCAAACAACCTAAAAGTTGTTCGTACCGCCAACAATGCTTTCTCGACACTTAATGCCGCAGCTAATACTAACGGCGCCATTTTGATTGAGAACGCCGAAGACTATCTACAAAATCACACTACAGCAAATACCACCAATGGTCCACTTGTTGCAAAGTATCCAGGTGGCCAAGGTAACTCTTTGAGAGTTTCTATCTGCCCAAGCAGCACCGCATTTTCTTCAAACCTAACAGTAACAGACAGCACTTATGTAACATCAGCCGTAAGTAATACCGTTATCGCTGTTACTAATAGCCCTGTTGGTAACCTATATGTTGGTGACCTAGTTTCGTTTGATGGTGGTGTTTCGTATGTAAGAACTGTTAATGTTACATCAGGTTATATTAATGTAGCATCTAATACTACTGTCACACAAGGCGCTGCAATTCTACGCAAATGGCAATATGCTGACAATTTTGGTATTGCTCCAGGTACCTCTACCTACGCTGCATCAGTTAATGGTGCCAACGATGAAATTCATATTATCGTTGTAGATGAAGGTGGACAATTCTCAGGTACCTCAAATACAGTATTGGAGAAGTTTGCTTTTGCTTCAAAGGCATCAGACTCAAAAGATTCAAATGGAAATAGTAACTACTATGTTAACCTACTAAACGATAAGTCATCATATGTTTGGTGGACTGGTCATCAACCAGGTGCAACAAACTGGGGTAACCTAGCAAAAGATACAGCATTCAATGTCGTTCGCGTTCCTTTCACAGCATCAATGACAGGTGGTTCTGACGGTACTATTGTTACCGCAAACATCGTTACTGGTTACAGCCAATTTTCTAACCCTGATTCCGTTGATGTTGGTTTAATTGTTTCGGGTCCAGCTGGATC